GAATGTACCTGATGTTGGAAAATCAGTTGATCTAGAAATACTTAAATTTCTAAATATAGTATATTTATCATTTACAGTAGCTCCACCACCTAAAGTAATATTACCACCACCACTAGCTCCAGCACCAGTTACCGAATATTGTGCAGCACTAGATGGACTAGAAGCTAAAGTTAATGTAGTATCTGTTCCACTAGAAGTTTTTATTACTACTAAATCTGCATCGGCAAAAAATTCAAATGGTACACTAAATGCTGTTTGACCACCACTAGCAGTATATTGTACTCTAGGATCTGTTGCTGATATTGTAATGCTCATCTAAGTCCTTCTTTTTCAACTTCATCAAATAATGAATCTAAAAACCATACATTTTGAAAGGGTAAAAGTCTACGCACATTCTTTGCAGTATGATGATTGTATTTACCTGTACCCCAAGAAAAAGCTATATCTGCAATATTTTCTAATTGAGAAGCAGTTGGACCAAGAACATCTGCTATTGGCATACCATAAGGCCCAAGATTTTTTTTCTGGTTGTATGTTCCATAAGGTTTTTTAGATCCTAACAAAGGTCTAGCTCCTATTTGATTATTACTTAATCTTTCAATAGCATTATTAATATCTGAAAAATATCCACCTAAACCAGATCTATCAAATGCATCTACTAATTTTTGACCAGTAGGTTTTTTACTATAATCTCTATCAAATGCTTTTTGTCTAAATGCATCTACCATAGCACCAGCAGCCATTAACATTAAAACACTTTGTAAAAATAATGCATCTCTTTCTTGCATACCTCTAAACAACATACTTTGAGTAGAAGCTATACCAAATTTTTTAAATTGTAATATTATTCCACCAAGTTCTGTATTAGACCATAATGGTACATCACCTTTACTTGGAGTAACAATATCTATTCTTGCTTGTTTACCTAGTGCTGCATGAAATGCTTTAGTAGCTTCTATTGCTTCATCAGTTTGATCCCATGCTTCTGTATTACCAACACGCATATATTTATAATTATCACCAACAGACTTCCATGATTTAGCATTTTTTCCATATCCATGTTTTGTATATTGAGTATATATTTTTTTAGCTAGATCATCTGTTATACCAAGATTTCTTAATCTCATTTTATTAACTTTATCTAACTTACCAGTAAGAACTAATTTTTCTATTGATTCTAACATTCTAGATCCATTAAAAAATACAGCCATTGTTTTAACACCTGTGTTCCATGGATTACTTAAATTTAAAAATGTAAAATATAAATTACCTACTGAGCTAACACCTCTTTCAAATTTATTAAAAACTCCGTGAACATCGTCCATTCCATACATTGACATAGCTCTTTGACTTGTTGCCATATCTAATGCTTCACCACCAAGATTTGCTGATCTTTTAGACATTTTAAATATTTCTTTTCCCATTCCACTAGAATACATCTCCCAAGATAATTTAAAAGTTTTACCAACTCCATTTATTGCTACTAATCTTGCTGTATCAACTACTTGACTAATTCCTGTTAACATAGTTGTTGCATTATATAATTTACTTATTCTTATTCCTCTACTAATTGCTCTATTTGGATCTTCTGCTAAACCATATGTACCTCTAGCTAATCCAATAGATGCATCTAAATCTTCTAATATTTGATCTTTTTCTTTTATTAATTTTTTTGTTTTTGCAGTCATAACTTTTTTACCATTTACAACTTTCAAACTATCTTCAATCATATCATCATATTCTTCGGCTATTTGTCTCATGCCTACAATATTTTTACCAGCTTGATAGTTAGATCCATATCCCATTGGATCACCAAATCTTTTTGTTATTTCAATATCTGGTATAGTTTGATTGTAATACATTCTGTTTATTATATTTATATCTTTTTCAATAAACCCAGCCGCAGCCAATTCTTCATAATCTATATCTAAATTTCTAGCTTTAAACCTAGATGATATTCTATCCATTTTAGTTAATAGTTCTGTTTCTAATAATTCTTTTTCACTAGCGTTCATTGTAGAATATCTTGATAATCTTTTAAATTGTCTAGCTATATTTTCGTATGCTATGTAAGGTTGGTATTCTACAAAACTTTCTATTATTTTATTTATTTCATCATCTGATAATTTAGTTCCTGATCTTGCTATTGCTCTACGCATAAGTAATTCAAAATCTGCAAACCTTCTAACTATTTCATCTTTTTTATAAAGTATAGGTACATACATACCTTTTCTTAATATTCCTTTTTTTATTAATGCATCTCTATCTTTTTCTAACTTTCTTATTCTTGCTGCTATATTTGCTTTAACATCTGCTTTAGTTACAGTTGCTTCTAATAAAGATAAATATTGTATTTGAGCATTTGCCCATTGTGGTACAATTTCTAATGTTTCATATTCTTTTCCAATAATATTAAAAAAATCATCTGATCCTTTTGATGCTTGTATTACTTCTGGCTCTACATTTTTATTACCCATTCTATAAGAAGTAACTTGTTCTCTAAATTGTTTAGGAGACATTACTTTTACATTACCTTTATTAGTTCCAAATTTAGTATCTAAAGTTCTTTCAAAAAAACCTTGTGGTTTTATTCCTAATCTTTTTAAATAATCAGTATATGCTGCTTCTATAATTGTAGTATTTTTTAATACTAATTCTGTATATCTAGCAGCTATAGATCTTTCTATTGTTTGTGTAACTGTTATTCCGTCTTTAGTATTTTTAACTTGATACAATTTACTTTCTAAAATATTTTCTATCATTATTTGAGCATTACTAATTCCTTTTTGTAATACTCTAAACACAGGATTAATTCCTGAATCTTCAGCTAATAAACCTAATCCAGTTTTTTTAATTTTATTTAATTTTTGTAATTCTTCTTCTCTTAACAAAGTGCTACTTTTAGGAGAAGCTGCACCTACACTATACTTACTATTAAATATTACATCATCTGCTGCATCTAATGCATCAGCAGTTTCATCAAAATTTTTACCAACACTTCTTGGCAAACTAGGAAACATTGCTGGTATAATAAAACCACCAGCACTAATTATTAATGTTTCATTCATTGGTCTTTCATCAGTAAATAATCTTTTAGATGCTTCTTCTGCTGATACTATACCACCAAATCCAGCAGCTCTTTTTAATCTACTACCAGTCATTAAAAAACTACCAGCTTTAGTAAATGCAAATATACTTGATGGATCTAATAACCCACCAATTATTCTACCAATAATATAAGCTGGAGATCCACCTACTTTAGATTGTTTATCATAAAATTTTTTTATTAATTCTTTAGTATGGTCTGCATTATTACTATGCATAAAATTACCAATGTAATCTTTTAAATTATCTAATTGTGGATCTGCAAATATATTATAATCAGGATCATATTCATAAACACTTGTTTCACTATTAATAGCTTTAACAGCGTGTAATGCTCCAAGAGTTAATATGTTTTCATCTATAACTCCAGTACCAAAATTTACACCAGCTTGATAAATATCTTGAAAACCACTTGTTCTATCAACAGGTTTAATATCTTTATATGTACGAAATGATGGACCACCACCAACTCCAACTTCAGGCATTATTTTTCCTCTACATTATTTGTATATTGACCTTTAACCCACGCCATTAAAAGATTTGCCCTTCTATCATTACGAACAAATATTCCTTTTTTATTATCATCTCTAGCAGCTAAACCATCATTATATAATTCTTGCAATACTGTAACAGGTCTTGTTGCATATCCACTATCTTCTGCTCTTAAAGCAGTACCATCATTATTATATGCAGTAAATGTACCCATATATTTTTCATCACCTGTTTTCATATAATTAGATAATGCTTGTGTAAATGCTGGACCAAGCAATCCTTGATATTGCATATCACCAAGTACAATTTGTAAAAGTGAATTTTTAACTCCACTTATATCTACATCTAAATTTGACATTTTTTGTTTTGCTATTGTTCTTGCTTCATCTATTTTAATTCTTGTAATTTCTTCACCATCTTTTTTATTTAATTTTTCTTCTTTGTTTTTTAATTTTTGAATACTATACCCTCTATCAGTAAGTTCTTTTATAACCATTTCATTATTTAATGATAATCCATATCCTATTGTAGGATCGCCTTTTATATTTTCATATGCTTCAGAAGAAAATATACCACCTTCTTCATTTTCTATAACAAAATTATAAAGACCATCAGTATAAGTAATTCCTAATCTATTACCTTCGTTAATTTTTTTTTGTATTTTTTGTGATTGTTCTTCCCAATCATCATAACTATAATCTAAGCCAGGTATTAAGTTTGCTACTATTTCTGCACCTTCTTTACCTAAATTATGAATATCGTTTTTTATTTTAAATAAACTAAATTGTGTAAACTCAGCAAGTTGTTTTCTAGAACTTGATAAAAAACCATCACCTATAATTCTATCATATTGTTTTTTTCTATCTACAAATCCTTCTGACCATTCTTCAATGTATGCATCTGTTCTTAATTTATCAGGTGTAAATTGTAAGTAATCTGGTAAACTACCTGAAAAATCATAAGGAGCATAAAGACTTGTTTCTTCATTAGGATTAGATAAATCATAAAAAGTACCATCACCATCATAATCTATTCTTATTCTATAAGATGGTCTGTCTACTCCTGAACTTTTATCATAAGTAAATCTTATTGTTTTATCATCAATCATTTGAAACAAATTATTTTGATCCATAAATTCTTCAGTAATTCCCATCTCTCTTCTATTTTCTTCACTCATTCCATACAAACGATTTTGTATTGTATGTACTGCATCTGTTCTAATTTCATCTTCAGTAAGATATTCACTGTATGTGTCCATTATAGGAAATTTAACTAATTCTTTAGCCATATTATTCGAAATTATACCCTTCACCATTAAGATCACTAAGAGCAAACTTAATAATTTCATTAATATCATTTTGTATTTCTCTACCAGTTCTTATTTTTAATTCTTTTTTTGTTATTGGTTTTCCTCTAGTTGAATAATAACTTACCATATATTGAGGTAATCTATCTAATAATTCTTCTACCATAGAATCCATTTGTAATTGTTCTTTTTCTTGATCTGTTACTACAAAGTGTCTTAACAAAGGAACATCTATTAATGGTTTTACTGCTGGCTCTTTAAGTATTCCAGTACCAACATTTGTTCCCATATTTACACCAAACACTGATATAGCTGCCATTTCCATTTTTGATTGTAATTCATTAGCTAATATATTTTCATCTACTAAACTTAACTTTTCATTAAAGACTTCTATTAATCCATCTGCTTCATCTAATTTATAATCATTATGTATTTGAAACCAATTTTTAATAAAATCACCTTCAATAATTCCACCAGAAGTATTCTCTCTATAACTTTTATAATCTTTATAAAATTCTGCTAATAACATTTGATCCTCATTAGACACACCTTCTATACCCATTCCTTTAACTGAAGGTATTTCTTGTAAAGAATTGAGCATACCAGCTATTTCTATTAAAGTATCTCTATTACCTTCTACATCTAAATTTAAAGGATTATGTAAATTGCTAGATATATATTCTGTTAATACAGGAGGAACTACACCCATATTCATAGCATATTGTTTTAATTGAAAAAAATGACCACTAGATTCATCTGCAACTAATTCATTATTCATCATTTTAAAATTATATTCTAATGATAATGTGTTAGATGTTTGTCCAGTCATATCATAAACATGTTGTTCAATAATTAAATTTTTAATTTCTTTTCTATCTATTTCATTACGAGGTATTCCTTCGGCTAATAATAATTCTTCTATTCTACCTATAGTACCATTCCATGTTCTATTATATTTACCTAGTTTTAAATCTACATTTTTATAAATAATAGAATCAGTATCTCCTTTAGCATCAAATAATATTTTACTCATACCACCAATAATAATACTTTTTTTATTTGCATTAGTTATTGCTTCTCTATCTTCAACTGTTGCATTTAAAGCATTTAAATTTTTTGTTAATGTTGCTTCATCAAACGCAGTATAAGGTTTCATTGCACTATCTAAAAATTTATTAATTTGTGTATTATATTCTTGTGTTATTGCATTTTTAATTTTTAATTGTTCTGTTGTCATTTGTGTATGTATATTATCTACATACGTTAAAGCATTTTGTTGAATTGATATTCTTTCATCATCTGTTGTATTTAACAATGTGCTAAATCCATCTAAATTATCTACATCAGGATTTTCTAAATATTCTTTCATATTTTTTTTAATTACACCTAATGTAAATTCTACATTTGTTTTTTCATCTGCTTTACCTATTGGCTCAAATATTTCTCCATCTCCATTTAAATCTTTTTGTAAAATAAATTCTTGATCTAATACTTGTGCAGATTCTAATAATGATCTATTTTTAGAATTTAATCTTGCTCCTTCAAGTGCAATTTGTTTTTGTCTTTTCCAAACAGAAGGGTGAGGTAATGCTCCAGCATATTGTGGATCTAATGCATTATACATATTTTCATATGCTACAGATTTTTCTGTAAACTCTGCTAATACAGAAGATAACATTTCATTATCATAATCTTTATAATCTATATTTTCTAAATGTCTTATAGTGTTACTTAACCAAACACTTGTATCATCATCATTTAATTTTATTAAATCAGTTTGTTGTTTATTATAATGTCTATTAATTATTTGTTGACCTTCTCTAGCAGCCATCATACCAACATATTGTTTAGCCCAACCTTTATATCTTTCAGGCACTTGATTAACTAATGTTGAAACATAAGAATCTACATTTTTAGTAAACCCATTTGGATTAACTCTATTATCCATAGCAAAATCATTAATTGCTTTATAACTATCAATACTAAATTGTGCTTTCCATTTTTCTTCTTCCATAGTAGCAACTCTTTTAGTTTGCACATCTAAAGCATTACCAATACTTTCTGATGCTGTAGCTAACCAATCACCACTATATGTTGGAACTACACCCATTCTACTAGCTATAGAACTAGGTGTAACTTGTGTTTGTTTTTTACCAGTTGTTAATGCCATTATAATCCATACGGATAATTTTTCCGCCCTGTACTATTGTATTGATATTTTAAATTTATTTCAGGTTGCTTGTTACCTTGCATATATTTATATGTAGCCATACCACTTGTTAGCTCTGCTATAATACTTGCATAACCACCAAACACTAAATCTTTTTCTTTCATTCTATTTTCAAAAATCATTTGACCGTATTTTTGATTTACTACTTTACCCATTAAACGAATATCAGCTAAATCTTTATCTCTATTTTTTTTAACTTGATTATTAATATTTAAAAAACTCATACTATCATCAGAATATCCTGTAATAGATTGGAAAGCTAAGTTTTGTCCTAACTCTGCTTCTGCATCTGCTCTTCTTTGATTTTCTGCTTCTAAAGCTCTTAATGCTGCTAATCTAGATTCTGCTGCTATTCTATAATTTTCTCTAGCTAATGCAGCTCTTTGTGCTTGTATACTAGATATTTGACCAGCAGTTTGTACTCCTGTACTTATTGCAAATAATGTTGCTGCTTCTACACCACTCATGCGAACTGTATCTCCATAGCTATTCCTAATACCTTTAATGGTAATGGATCGTTTTGGCTAATAGTAATTGTAGGACTTTTACTGTAACCTAAAAAATTAAATTCTTTTTTTGCTGTAACTGCAGTTATATCTGTGCCAGAAGTAAACCCAGCTTGTTGTATTACTAACTCTTTAGAATTTAAATCTTGAGCTTTCATTGTTATATCTAAACCACCAGATATATCTACAATAGCTTTATTAACTCGTCTTGGTTGACCTGTAAGTGGGCCGGTATCTATTTCTTTATCTATAGACATTGTTTCTAATATAGGTGTATAATTAAATCCAACTCTTACTCCAGTAGGAAATGGTGCAGATGTTAATGTTATTCTACTATTAGAATCTACTGTAAATTCACCTAATGATCCATTACCAAATACTGCAAATACTGTATCAGTGTTTTCGTAAATAGCATTTACTGTATGTAAAAATCCATCTACTAATGTAATAACTGCATCATCGGCTGGTACAGCTGCAAGGTTTTTATCTAATGTTAATGTGTGTTGAGAAGATCCAGCAGATACAGCAGTAATAGTATATTCTGCTGCATTTCCAGCTATTGTAAATGTTTCTTGTATTTGTGGAGCAGTGCTAAAACCATCAACAACTAAAGTGTTTTGATCAGTAGCTTGACTTGCTCCTTTAACTAATGGTGTTCCTTTTTGAAATACTGTTGTAGTAGTAGAACAATCAAGAGTAATAGAATCATCATTAGCAAATCTTTCTAATAAATATTTAGTACCACTAGGTACAACTCTTTTAACTATTACAAATAATTTATCATTTAATGCAGTTATACTATGAAACTTATCTCCAGTTTGTGTTTCCCACATAGTCCAACCAGCAATTTTTTCATCACGAATAGAATGAAAGACTGCAAGTTTACCATCTTCATTAGTTCCACTATTTAAAAAAAAAGCAAACTGTTCTGGTTTAGTTTCATTACCTGTCATCATAGATAATTGTTTAGGAGAATCAATTAAATGAGAAGCTAATACAGATACACTTGTAGATCTATATGCTTGTTCAACATCTGAAAATACATATTCCCTTACTGACTTACCATTCTTTTGACTAAACATAGAAGCTCCATCAAAAGGTATTGGTGCTGCTCTATTAATTCCATAAGGTGTTTGTCTTAAAAAAGCTATACTACTAGGAGTAATAGCAGCAGACTGTGATGATACTGGTACATAGTATTCTCCACTATCAGTAAATATTTGTAAGTTACGAGATGAAATCATATGTCTAATTTCGTTTACTGTATCACTTGCAATAGCAACATTAATAGCTTCATTAGCTAAACCAGTACCTAAATCAAAATTAAAATATCCTCCAATTTGACTAGCTATAACTGCTGCTGGATTATCTCTTACACCAGCAAACCATAATCTATTATCGTGAAAAGATACAGCTTGTGGAAATCCATTTACAGCAGATATTAATTGTTCTGACCAATCTGCATTAGCATCTGTATTAGGTAATGCTTCTAGTATAGTAGCAGTAACTGTAGTTGCATTTGTAAAACCTACAATCTTAACTTGTTTACCACCAATTTTTAAATATGTTCCATTATGTCCTGATACAAAAGAATCTGCACTAGCAGTTAATGTAACGCTGTTTCCAGTAGTTGCGCCAGGTGTTATTGTTATTGTGCTATCAGCATATTTGTAAAATGGTTGTGTAGTTTTATTTATACCATTTACAGTTACAGTATCATCTTCTTCAAAAGCATAAGCTGCTACACTAAAAGAACTAGCAGAAGCTCTTGTAATTTTTCTTATAGGATTTTCTCTATGACATAAAAAAACTGTATCACCAAACTGTGCAAAATTTAATTCAAATAACTGTGCAGTAGTCCAATTACAATTAGAAGTAATATTAGATTGTATTACTGCTCCACTAGAATTGTAAACATCTAATCTGTTATTAGATAATACAAATATAGCTACTTCATCATTAGAAAATATAAATGGCATTATTCTACATTCGGCAGGCATTGTAGCCATATACTCAGTAGCTGGTCTACGCATTACTCCACCTTCATCTAATAAATACCAGTTGCGTACTTGTTTACCACCTTCAAAATATGCTTTAGCATCAGTTCTTGCATTAAGGAGATTGTTAATTTCTCCTGAAGAAAAGTTTGTATATACTTGTCTAATTTTTCTAGGCATTAACTGACTACAAGTCCACTACGACTGCTTCTTCTTTCTGTTATAAATCTATCAGTAGAAAGTGTTTTAGTTGTAGTTTCTGAGGAGTCAGTATTTTTTGCAATTAATAATTGTCTTTCACTTAATTGATCAAACTCTCGAACAAGTGCTGCATCTCTTGCTACTGATCCACCAAAGATACTAGCTAGTTTATATTCTACTGCTAATCTAAAGTGTGGGGGAAACTGATCTTCGCTTTGTCTAAATACATAATCCATAATAACTGTAGTTGATGATCCAAAACCATCTAAATATATTTTATCTTCGTATCTATGATATCGTAATAACGCATCATTAGAAGTTACTGATAATATTTTTAAACATTCAGGATTAGAAGGTATTTGATAAGCGTATTCAAATCTACCAGTAGGTGCATCTGCTAACAAAGATAACTGTTGTTGTCCTGTTGCAAATCTCCAATTATGTCTAGTTAATGTAGATTCAACTACTTCTTCATATATTGTATTAGTTACAAGAGCTTCTGTAGT